CAACTGGTACAGGGTCATCAGGTAGATATACCACTGCTACTATAAACGGATCTGACATTGAACTTGATGGCGATTGGTCAAGTGAAGATGTTGTGCTTGGATATAACTACGATATGCAAGTTGAGTTTCCTACAATATATGTGCAAGCTAGTTCAAGTGGACAATTTAGATCAAAGATACATGATTCATTAGTTATCCATAGAGTCAAACTAAGCCTTGGTCCATCTGGTATATATGAAACAATTCTTCAAAGAATTGGTAAAGTTGATTACACACAACTACATGAAACTCCATTAGCTGATTCATATGGAGCAGGTAGTGTTGCTATAGAGCATATTATAAAGAAAACAGTACCGATATATGAAAAGAATACAAACCTAACTCTTACCCTTAAATCAACACACCCAACTCCTGCAACTTTACATTCAATGACGTGGCAAGGAGATTATACAAATACGTTTTATCAGAGTGTCTAAATATATTCATAATATTACGTTGGAGGCTGCTAAACAAGTAGCCTCTAACCTACGTCTAGAGGACCGTAGAGAGGTCGAAGAAGGTCATGGTATAGATTCTACAGAAGCATTGTTAGACGCAGTTCAGAAGCCCTCCTGTGTGTATTTCACAGTGCCTAACGGCAAGACTGCCGGTATGGC